TATTCAATAATACTTTTCATTTTTTTGAAAAACAAAAAATAACTTAACTTTAATTTAAAATAGGAATCATAAATATATGAAAAGAAAAGTTATAGCACTAGCTACTATTCTTTCTGCTGCATTTGCTGGCTCATCTATGGCGTATGACGGAACAATTACATTTACAGGTAAAGTTGTTGATCAAACATGTTCTGTTGATACCCAATCAAAAAATTTAGCTGTTATTTTGCCGACTGTTTCAGTCGCAACATTAAATAATGTAGCAACAACAGCAGGCTTAACTCCATTTACAATTAAGTTAACTGGTTGTTCCACAGATAAAGATGGTGCTAAAAACGTTAAAGTATATTTTGAACCATCCGCTGATACTGATTTAACTACACATAATTTAAAAAATACAGCAACAGGAACTAAAGCGAATAATGTTCAAGTTCAATTACTTAACTCAGATGCAGCAACAACAATTCAGTTAGGTACTGATGTTAACTCACAAAATGTTCAGGAAGTACAAATCGACAATGCTGATGTAAACCTTCCATATTTTGCTCAATATTATGCAACCGGATCATCTACCGCTGGGGATGTAAAAGCAACCGTTCATTACACCATTGCCTATGAGTAAGGTTTATTGGATTGCTTTTATTTTACGGGGCAGAAAAAACTGCCCCATTTCCTTCTAGAGGTATTATGTTAAAGTTCATTCTTATTTTCTTGACTCTGTTTGTATCCACAGTGGCTCAAGCCAGTGTGGTTATTATGGGGACCCGCGTTGTTTATCCCGCAACGCAAAAAAGCATTAATGTTCAATTAAATAATAACGATGAATCCCCCGCATTAATTCAGTCTTGGTTAGATACCGGAAACGCAGCTGCAGCACCAGATTCAATTCACGTTCCTTTTATCATTACTCCTCCCATATTTCGTATGGAGCCGAAATCAGGGCAAACCATCCGGATTGTCTATACCGGTGAATCATTACCACAAGATAGAGAGTCTCTTTTCTATCTAAATGTCTTAGACATTCCAGCAAAACCTAAAGTGGAAGAAAATTCGGAAAACTCAGAGGAAAATAACAATTACTTACAATTAGCCGTTCGTAGTCGCATTAAGTTTTTCTTTCGCCCTGATAATCTCAACGTAACGCCTGATGATGCTTACCAAAAAGTGACTTGGCATCAGGAAGGAGCACTACGCATTAAAGCGATTAACCCAACACCTTATTACATCACTTACAACAAAATCTCAGTGGGTCAGGATAAACAGCTAACGCCTGTTGAACAAAGTGGGATGATAGCTCCTTTTTCTTCAAAAATATTTTCACTTAAAGAGAAGCCAACATTAACAAATAAAGTCACTTGGGTTGTTGTTAATGATTATGGTGGATACCAACAAGGTGAATCTACTTTGGAATAAGGTAATATAATGAATTTTAATAATCGGTTACACCTCATTTCTTATCGTTATTCTCTTCCGTTTTGTGTTGCTTTGGGGATTGGGGTGATAACAATTTCTTCATTCGCTGCTGAAGAAGCTGAATTTGATCCTAGCTTTTTGCATTCAGTGCAAGGAAAGAATGCGATTGATATACGTCGCTTTAATTATGGCAACCCTATTCCTGAGGGCAAGTATTACGCTGATATCTATCTCAATAATGAATGGAAAGGAAAAGCTAATGTACAGTATTTATATACTGACAATGCGAATACGTCGACGTTATGTCTAACGCCGGAATTACTTTCATTAATTGATGTCGTCAAAGGCACTGTTCCTGAAAACAGTTATAAAGCCACTTGTTATCCCGCCTCAGAAGGACTCCCCTCAGCAAAATTTCATTTTGATTTATCCACTTTAAAGCTGAATATAGAAATTCCTCAGGCACAAGTGAATACTCGACCTCGAGGATATATTGCCCCTGCACAGTGGCAAAGTGGAGTCCCTGCCGCATTTGTCAACTATGATGTTAACTATTATCAATACAATACTCCGGATATAAATAATGAGCAGACTTACCTTGGGTTAAAAGCGGGACTCAATTTATGGGGATGGGCTTTTCGTCACCGTGGTGGTGAAAGCTGGAATAATGGTCATTCTACCGGATATCAGAATATCGAAACAAATGTGACGCATGATATTGCTCGGTTACGGGCACAATTCACATTAGGTGATTTTTATACGAATGGCGAGTTAATGGATAGCCTTAGCTTACGGGGAATTCGATTAGCATCGGATGAACGAATGTTACCCAACTCTTTACGTGGCTACGCTCCGATCGTGCGAGGCATTGCTAATAGTAATGCTAAAGTTACGATTTATCAAAATGCTCACATCCTTTATGAAACAACTGTGCCTGCTGGCCCCTTTGTCATTAATGATTTGTATCCCAGTGGATATGCTGGCGACCTTCTTGTGCAAATAACCGAATCTAATGGACAAACAAGAACATTTACGGTTCCTTTTGCTTCTGTTGCCCAACTTATTCGTCCCGGATTTAGCCGTTGGCAAATGTCAGTGGGACGCTATCGTTATGCAAATGAGACATATCATGATTTAATTGCACAAGGCACATATCAATATGGTTTGACAAATGATATCACTTTAAATAGTGGACTGACCACAAGCTCAAAATATACCGCAGGATTGGCTGGTGTTGCTTTTAACACGCCGATTGGGGCAATTGCATCTGACATTACATTGTCCAGAACAACATTTAATCACTCTAACGTAACGCGTAAAGGCTACAGTTTACATACTAGCTATAGCGTCAATATTCCGACCACGAGTACAAATATCACGTTAGCAGCCTATCGTTATTCATCTAAAGATTTTTACCATTTGAAAGATGCGCTATTGGCTAATCACAGTGAATTTATTGATGATGTTTCCATAAAAAGTGCCGCATTTTATCGCCCTAAAAATCAATTCCAAGTTTCAATTAATCAAGAATTAGGTGAAAAATGGGGAAATATATTTTTAACTGGTACCACTTATAATTACTGGGAGCATAAAGGGAGTCGTAATGAGTATCAGATGGGATATAGCCATTTTTGGAAAAAACTTGGTTATCAGATTGGCTTTTCTCAATCACGAGATAATGAGCAACAACGCCGAGATGACAGATTTTATGTGAACTTTACGCTTCCTTTGGGAGAGCGTGTTCAAAGCCCCATTTTTTCTACTGTCTTAAATTATAATAAAGGCGAGAAAAACAGCATTCAAACATCCATCAGCGGTATCGCTGGGGAAGATAATCAATTCTCTTATGGTATTTCAGGTAATAGTCAGGAAAGTGGACCTTCCGGCTATGCGATGAATGGAGGCTATCGTTCACCTTATGTAAATGTAACCGCAACCGTCGGGCAAGATACTCAACATAATCGTCAAATGTCATTGGGTGCGTCGGGGGCCGTTGTCGTACATCCTTATGGAGTGACGTTAAGTAATGATTTAAGTGATACTTTTACCATTATCCATGCAAAAGGAGCACAAGGTGCGGTCATTAATAATGCACCAGGTAGCCGATTAGATTTTTGGGGAAATGGTATTGTGCCTTATGTCACGCCTTATGAAAAAAATCAAATTAGCATCGACCCCACTAATTTGGATTTGAATGTTGAGTTATCAGCAACAGAACAAGAAATCATTCCTCGCGCTAATAGTGCCACGTTAGTGACATTTAATACTCAAACAGGGAGAAGCCTACTATTTGATATTCGAATGCCAGATGGTAGTACTCCTCCAATGGCTTCCGAGGTTTTGGATGAGCATAAGCAGTTAGTCGGATATGTGGCTCAAGCTGGACGCTTATTTACCCGCGGTCTTCCTAAACAAGGTCAACTTGATGTGATATGGGGACCAAATCATGACGATAAATGCTCATTTACATATCATGCGACACGCAATGAAACTGACATGCGACCTCAAACCATTCCTGTTCAGTGTATACCGCACTCTAATTAGGAACAAACCATGAAAAGAATCTTTGTCATATTATTTCTTTTAACTCTATTCCCTAGTCTAGCTGTTGCTGGTGCAGATGACTACGTACCGTCTCCAATAACAATCAACACATCTACCCTCCCTGTTGTTGTTATTGGTCCTGCTGATGCCCATACTTACCCACGAGTGATAGGGGAACTCACCGGAACAAGTAATCAATATATATTTAACGGCGGTAGTTTAATAGCATTAATGCGTGGAAAATTTACTCCTACATTACCTAAAATAGGCAAAATCACATATAACTTTCGCCAAGGAAATAACACTCAATCTTCCGATTTCGATATATTTGATACTGGAGTTCCAGGGCTAGGTATTATTATTGGTATGGCGGGCTATTGGCCTGCAACGCCATTGGTTCCCATAAACAGCTCAAGTATATATATTGATCCTGTTGCCGCCAATACAAATCCAAATGCTTATAATGGTGCAACTGGAAGTTTTGGTGCTCGTTTATATGTTGCTTTTGTCGCAACAGGACGATTACCTAATGGGTATGTAACGATACCAACCAAACAACTGGGCCATATTTTATTGGAATCTAATCGGGCAAGTTTGAATAATAAAAGATTAACAGCTCCTGTTATGTTAAATGGAGGGCGCATCCAAGTGCAAAGCCAAACATGCTCGATGAATCAAAAGAATTATGTTGTTCCATTAAATACTGTCTATCAATCCCAGTTCACGTCTTTGTATAAAGAAGTGCAAGGAGGGGAAGTTAATATACAACTTCAATGCCAAGACGGTATTGATGTTTATGCTACATTAAATGATGCGACCCAACATGGGAATCGTTCTGATATATTAACATTAGCAACGGATTCTACGGCAAAAGGCGTTGGGCTAAGATTATATAAAAATAATGAAGTAACTGCGATTAGTTATGGTTCAGACACTCCTAACAAAGGAAATCAAAATCAATGGCATTTTTCAAATTATAGAGGAGAGATAAATCCACGTATAAAATTAAAAGCTAATTATATAAAAACAGAAAATACTATTACGCCAGGAAGTGTAAAAGCAGTAGCAACGATTACTTTTTCATATCAATAAAAATTAATTGAGTTTTATAAGTAGAGTAAAATGCTTTTATAACAAATGCTTTTTACTCTGTTAAACTTAAAAATCTGTTTATTGTTGGAGAATGAAGTTCATGAGTACAATTAATTCCATTATTGCTTATAGAATAAAGCAAAAAAGAAAAGAATTAGGGATGACAGGGAGGGAAATAGCCCATTCATTGGAAATAAGTCAACAGCACTATTCACGTATAGAGAATGGATATACCAAAATAACAGTAGAACATTTATTCTCTATCGCGTTTATTTTAGGTGTCAAACCTAAAGAACTATTGCCTAATTATAAATTTTCAAATGAAAAAGAAATGATTAAAGTAAAACAATCATTATCAGCAGAAAGCATTATGCCAATAAAGAAAAGCGACATGTATCCCACATAAATATAGACAGGTATTCATTTTATTAAAAATAATGTGAACCATTAAGGACATAAAAGGGAATACGTTGCTCTACATGATGTTGCCGATGAGCATCACGTATTCGTTCGCTCACAAAAATCTGTTTTCCCCGAAAACATATCCCCGTATTGCGCTTGGCCCAATCAATAGGGTCATCCTGATAAGACGCATTCACAAACTGACTGGTTGCACAGACTAAAGGCAAGCTATATGGAGTCTCTACACTCCCCTCCCGTAATAACAATTCCATTGATTTTCCTCGGGTAAAAGGCAAATAGTCCGTATTAAAGACCAGTGTTCCATCTTCACTGTACAGTGATAACCCCCAACGTCTCTTCGGGGTCAAAACCATTCCTGAAACGAAAACACACACATAAATGTCTGTTTGGGCTGAACTGTATAATTGCTTTTTATGCGCTAAATAGCTCACTTCCGCTTGAGGGTTGGTGGCATGATAAAACACAACACACTTATCTAAATGCGGTAATGTTGTTGGCAAAGACCAATAGCGCCCGCCTTCAAGGTGGATTTTTTGTCGAAACACACAATAAGTCATTTGTGTATTACGTGTAATCGCACTTCGAAATCCCTGAAAAGCGCCATACCACTCCACACCATACGTTGGTTTTGTACTATCCGGTAACGGGATACCATAAATATCGACCACCATATTGGCTCTTTTGGCCATCTGTGGGTCTTGAACCTGAACATTGTCATAAACATACTCATAACGTAATACAGGCCCTTCCATTCGGATATGCGTTATTCCCTGAAAATACGCATAATCATTCACCGCCATATACACAGAAGCCACTCTCGGGATGGCGAACGCCTCATACTCCATGGCTTCATGAATGACTTTGCTCCGTGTTTTTTTCGGTTGTCGATAATGAGGCCAATCTTCTGGTCCTATCTGATAAGAGGTTAAATAACAGAGAATTTGCGTATCACGCGTTAAACGGTAAGGTTTACCGCCTTCAACAGGAAAAATTTCAAGACCATACATAAATCAATTCCCTAGATAACCGATTTTCATCACAAGGCGTTTTTTCTCATCTTTGACGACCAATTGATTATTGGTGATATTTAATGCCCCATTACCACCCGTAAAGCGGAAAATATTGTTTTTTGCATCCAATAAAAAGCCATTCCCTTTATCAAATCCCGATGATTTAAAATAATCGAGTACCACTAGTTTCTGTATCCACGCTTTATCCATTAAGGCTTCATGAATAACCACCTGTCCATTCTTCACGATAAACGGTGTCACCACTTTGCCATTTAATGACGATATCACTGCAAAGTTTTGGGCATTGACCAGAAATTGGCTATTTCCTTGTGCATTAAACCCTAAGCCAATGCCCGTAATGACTTTATTCCCTTTGCTATCTTGCTGAACTTTCATTGTCCATGATGCGGAAATTTTGCCATTTATGTCGGTGACCACTTTCGAGGTTTGCTCTATTTTGGCTGAACTTGTACCCACTTGGCTTTCAAGGCGAGTGACTTGCTGGGCGGTAGAGGTCACTTTACCTGAGACCTCAGTCACCTTAGTTTCAAGTTGGTTTACCGCATTCGCCGTTGCATTGGCTTTCTGTTCGCTGGACTTAGGTACTTCATTCGCCACAAATCCTTTTGGTGCCACCGATTGTTTGTTATTGGTATAAGTGCGGGTGATAATTTGATGGTTAACACTTTTATGCTTAGTGAGCTGATATTTAGCACCTCCTCGCAAATAGATATATTCCACAGAACCATTCGTTAATTGAGCTGGCCCCATCACAGGGGATTGATTTGTCCATCGCCAATCAAAATTATCAATGATGCGGTTTTCAGACTGGGTTCCCCATCCAGAACCACTCACTTGCCATTCCACAATCATGGCAAAACCTTTGGTATTGTGAGTCGCATAGCTCGGTTTATTGTCTCTATATTGCCCTAAGGTCCTAAAAACCTTAAAGGCATAACGTCGAGAAGTTACTAATGGCAAAATAATCGGATAATAGGTGTTTTCATTGAGTTTAGATAAATCTAAATCCACCACCACAGACTCCGTTAAATCGGCTTTCACTGTATCTAATTTGCTGGATAACGTTTGTACCTGAGAGGTTGCGGACGTCACTTTGCCATCGAGATTAGTTACTCGCGTATTTAACGCATTCACCACACTGCTATCAGCTTTCCCCTTAAGATTTGAATTGAGCGTTGAAATCTCTTGCGTTTGTGCTTGCTGTTTCGAGGTGAGGGTTTCTAATGATTTATTAATCGCTGAAACATTCCCATTCATCCGTGTTTCCAGTGATTGTCGGGCTTTCGCTTCTGCTTGGTCGCCTGTAACACGTGCTTGTTTCTCTGCGGAAATGAGTCCTGCGGTGACTTTCGATAAATCATTACCGGTATAATCACCACGAAGTTGAGTGGCTAAGAATTGGCGTTGTTGTGCTTCGGTTTTATCAGTCTCAATACGTGCTTGTTGCTCTTGTTTAATTGCGGCTGCCTGTGCTTCTGTTGCCGTTGAAACTTGATTTATCCGCTCAGCCAGTAATTTTCCTGCCTCCTCCCATTTTTTTTCACTTTCTTCAATCGTTGCTCCATGCCTCATCAACTCAGATAAAATCTTGTCATGATTTATCCTCATCAACTCATGTAATTCAGTAATATCGATTTGGTTAGCTTTACTGTTAATTTCACCCAATAAGTCTTGTGCGAGTTGGTCTCGGCTGATTTGCCCCGCTAATTCTTCAAGAATAGCGTCTATGTTACCGTCAACTTGTCCTTTAGCTTCTACAAAATGAGACTTCCCATATTCATTTACGCTTCTTACATAAAACCAGTAATCACGCCCCGGCTTTAATTGCCCTTTTGTCCAGAACTTAGCGCGACTTAAGAAATCAGCTTTTGACTCTATCTCATTGATATTATTTATTTTTATTTCACCAGAAAACCAGAACTCAAACTCGGTATTTAGAGTGTGTGGCGCAGCGATATGAGGGATTAATTTTATTTCAAAAAAACCAGACTCAACAATTATTGAGCTAGGTGCACTTGGCGTACCAATAACCATCTGGACTTTTGATTCATTACCAAGCATTCCATTAGCGTCTTGACCTCTCACCCCAACAAGATAGTCACCGGCTTCAAGCCCATTAAAGTAGTACTCTAAATCTGTGGTATTACCAGTAGATACAACCTTGCTGTTTTTATAAAGAGTGACATTAAATGAAATATTTCTATTAATGGCTGTTGTTACCCACATAGCCCTAGCTTGAACTTGAGGGCTATCATCAACGTAAGCAATAGAAAGACGCTCTATATTAGGAATGCGAATAACATTCTGCGTTGGCGGGTTCCCAGTAAAATCAACTCCATTATCAACAATGCTTTCCTTTTGAGGTTCATGCTGAATACAGTTGTATAAGTAATTTCCATCATTATTTTCTGAAATGGTAATAACTCGAAACAATCTTGTTATTAGCATGCTTTTGGTAATAGAAAATACACCATATTGTTTCAGTCCACGAGGAACCTCACGCAAAGTGACAATATCACCATCGATAGATTGAATTTCTATTTTCTCGAACCTGCCTGATGTCCCTAAAAATGAGAAAGTACCTTTATCGTCATATTTCCAATCTATAGGCGCATCAATAGTAATAGCGCTACCATTAACTGATAGAACCCGACCACCTACCTTCACTCCTGCAAAGCTATCGTCTGCTACCTCAATAATATCGCCAGAGATGCAGTTAATCCCCTCTCTTCCTGTTGAGAATGTAACGCTATCTTTCTCCAGCTTTTCTGTCTGTAATATCCACTTACCCACTCTGTGAGCCTGTCCGCGACTAGTGCAACCAAAAGCAGTAACTTTCTTAACATTTACACCGCCGAATCGCTGAATGAGATCATCATCTTGGATAAATTCTCTTTCTTCACTCCATCCATTACTCGGGTTTATCCATGACACCTCGATAGCATTATGACGAGCTGATTTCGCTGTTGATGTATATTTAAATTTTCCATCAATAACATTTGAGTTTGTGTACGTCCATACTGGATCTGATGGTCTATCTTGAAAGCACGTTAATTGCTGTCCGTCCCATAAAGGCATACCGCGAAATACGGACGCTAAGTCATCAAGCACTTCTTTGGCTTTTCGTTGAGAGGTAATGTAGGCATTAAAAGTAAAGCGCGGCTCTTTGTTGCCAAACCCATCATCAACCAATTCATCACAGTAACGAGCAATGGCATATAGCGCGAATTTATCAACGCCAAACGAGCCGATCATCTCTCCTATACCGTATCGTTCATTAGTGACTAAATCGTAAAAAACCCATGCAGGGTTATTAGTCCATGCGGGCTTGAAGCGACCAGTCCAGATGCCAGTGTAAGTACGAGACTCCGGATCATAGTTATCAGGAACTTGGATAATCATCCCTTTAATATGATAGGTGCGATTGGGTGTATCACCGTATTGGGATTTATCGATTTTCATCCCGACGACGGCAGAATTAGGGTAAGAGAATTTAGCGTCAGTTATTTCTGTGTAGCTTGCCCATACCGTTCCGTTTTTCAGTAGATCACTTTTACTATCATCTGTTAATCGTGAAACTCTAATTTGGAAAGGTTTCTTTTTAGGCGCATCAATGATATATGATTCTAAATATTGGCCACTGATTTTTCCGGTTATTTTTGCTGTTTCTGCATGTGTCCAACCAGAACCATCATTAACTTCAATAAGCATTTCTACCGTAGCATCGTGCTGATTTCCCTTGTCATCTTGACTAACAAGAGCAGAAACCCCCAAAGTGAATCTAACGCGGTCAGTTTCCTGATCTGAAATAGTGCGTAAGATTGGTGTGCTTTTTTTTACCTCTACATTGACAGGAATTTCTTTTTCTACAAAAGGAAAGTCCTCTAATGGTTCTTGCGTTTGCGTTCCTGCTCGCCACTGAACTTCAACACCATGAATATTTGGATTGCCATCTGCATCTACAACAGGAGTTCCATTCAATAGAAAACCTGACATACCACCCACAGGCCCTTCTATTGGCCCTTCTGAAACTAAATCGATGACATTAAGAAATTGTTTGTTTTTTAAGTTGTCATCGAGCAACCTTGGAGTGATTCCTCCACCGCCACCTTTGCCCATTAAACAGTCTCCAAACCTTGTGATATTACATTTGAACCCACAACCATCTCGCCATAACAGATAGGAACCGGATAACCTTGCCCCACTCTATTTGCTAACGAACTGAAATACTGGTTACTTTCTGAGTTTCGCCCCTCTATGCTTGGCGCTGGCGGTGTTTTAGTTAACATGGTTGCCAATCCCGCGGCGGCCACACCTACACCAGCGGCAAATAATGCGGTCGATGTCATCGTTGCCAAAAATCCGCCCGGTATTAAAAACGATGCGCCAATTAAAGCAGCTCCACCAATAATGCCTAGCCACCCGCCAGATTTAGCACCACCAACTATGGGGACGATCGTAATAACATCACCTTCATTTAATGGCGTACTTAATCCCGTGGAAATACTATCCTCGGTCATATCATTACCTGCGATACGAACGCGAAACTGACCTTGGTTAATCTCTTTTTTCAACCCATCAATTTGATAGCAAAGACAGCGTAAGGCCTCACCTGCATTACTTACCTCAAGCTCGAACCTGCGTCCAAATCTGCGTAAATAGCCTGCAAACTGTAATTTGACCATTGTTTATGCCTCCAAATGCTGTGAGTATATTTAAACCAGTAACCACCGTAAGTATCTCGCTTACTCAATCTGTCTGGCCTGTGATGCAATATCTCTTGATTACCTAAGTACAACGCAGCGTGACAAGGTTTTGATGTTCCTAAGCAAATCAATATCATATCGCCTTCTTGAGCCTCTTCTACTTGATAAAATCCCTGCTTGTCCGTGTTATCAAGATAGAGATTTTGTTCTGTGTACCACCATTCATCGGGACGAATAAAATCATCTAGCTGAATGCCTGACAGATGATAGGCATCACGTATAATGGAATAACAATCCTGCTCACCATGTTTAAACTCTCTACCTAATAGTGGCGCTATTGGCCTGAACTTATGGATCACTCCATCACATACCAACCACCAAGGCAGATTTGTTTTCCTTTGTATTGTTCTATCACCAGAACTCAGGAAAGGCTTTCCGTCAGGGTGACTATGAACAATAGCTTTGACGTCTGAGTAACACTCTGCCGTCATCCAATCGTCTGGGTTAATTTCAAAATAGTTTTGCGGATCGGGATGTATGTTTCTGCAAGGGAAATACCTATCACCCGAAATTAAGCCGCAAGACTCCCTCACTCCTTCCGCTTTCGCGTGAGCGATAATGTCTTTCTCAATCATGGATTAACCTAATTTATTTGAACCTAAAAACCCGCCGAATGGCATCTTTCCTTTGTGTCTTAATTTGCACCCGCTGTATTTATGAGAGCATTTGTCTTTTAAGGGATCGGTTGTTGGTTGGTCTTTTTCATCTGCAACAGGTGGTCCATCATAACCACAATCAAATCCTCGGTATCGCCACGAGCAGATATCAGCCTGAATAACCCGTCTAGGTATCAGGGCGTTATCTGTTTCTGTTGGAAGTGCTAATATATACGTCACAAAATCAGAGTCTGAACTTTCTCGCTGTTCGACAACGTATTTTTGAACGGCTTCTCTGGTTGGATCTGCTTGTGGGTTTCCGTTGGGAAAATTAACAGCATCAAGATATTGCTCTAAAACCTGCCTACGAGTAACGATAGCGCCTAGCGCATCATCATAGTCGTTGTTAATCGCAGTTAACATTCCGTCAAAGTTAGCAAACGTCATTTTTGGTCTGTCTGATGCCCCCTGAGTCGTTACACTAAACCCTGTAACCTGAACAGGATAAGGTTCATATCGTAAACCCTGCCAGACAATAGGTTTTAATAAGCCATTCATGCCGTCATGAAACCGGTAAACATCACCACCAAAACGACTTAAATCGACCTCATACAAATCTAACATTGCATTTTGCTGTAAATCTGCAACATTTATGCGCATCTCTTGAGGTATATCCCTCATGCAACAACCTCCTCAAATGTGCAATCTATCTGCCATACCGTCGCCCTTGGCGTTACCTGCCAGCCACGGCAAACAAATTTACGTTTAGAGTTATCATCACTGGTTAGCCATAAGAATGATTCAACTGCACCTCGAGCCTTAAGGAACTCATCAATCTGTTTCCCAATATCAGTACGCTTAACAAATGAGAGTTGATAAGTCTTTAGTTGGTTGTTGATCCCGTCTTTGACTCTTTGTTCGTAACCGTTACCAAACTTAGCTACTTTCACTTTAGGCTCATTACCCACCTGATAAGCTGTTTCAGGTCGCCATTTAAACTCTTCCATTGGTTACTCCAATAAAAAAGGCGACACAAAGCCGCCTGATCAAATATCAGGATATTAATAAATATCCATTAGGTTATTTTATATATTCAGCCCAGAGAAACTTGCCGAAGGAATGGCTGATTACTTCGGTGTGAGGTACTATGTGGATATAAATATGACCGTGCTCTACAGTTAGATATTTTAACTGCCTTATATGATTCTTTCCCAAATCCCTTAGAAGATGATGAATATGAAGAACTTAGTAAAAAATTCAGTAATAAAGATCATCTTATAGCAAATATGTTATACCTTGAGATGCATGGGTTGATTGAAAAACCATTCATTCAAAGTTCAACACTTGATGGGATCGAATATATTTTTAATAGCTATACCTGCTTCATTACTGAAAAAGGTATTGATTTTTTATTAGATGACGGAGGGTTAAGCGCGATACTGAAAGTACAAACAATTCGCATACATAGTGATTCAATTAAAGCATTAGAGGATATTATTTTAACATCTAATGAATCACCAGACATGAAAGCTAACTTGAAATCAAAACTTCATGAGCTTCCTGCAAACGCCATAACACATTTGATGAATGAATTATTGGTGAAGGGGGTAATGAATCTTCCTGTTGCAATTCAGATAATTCAAAAATTCCTCCAGTAGGGCTGTATCTAGTAGAGCACCTAATTAAAGTGAATTTACCCCACCCCAGCGCTCTACTTAAATAAATCCAAAAATAAGTACCATTCCAATCTGCATTGATAAAAAAACCATTGGGATGAATGTTAGCTGTGAATATCTTCATAACTACCTCTCTTAATTACCAACTTCTTACTTTTTCCAAAGCACCACCGCTACGCATTTCGTTACCAAGTACGTCATAAACCGTACCTCTCACCATTTGCTGTATTTGTTGCGCTTCCTTTTGAGTGATGCCATTAGGTGCTTGAACTTGGAATGTAAAGTGCATATCACCCATGCTGACACCATTACCACCTTTACCCATTTGTCGATTACTAATAACTCGACCATTATCACCCGGTATCATGTACTGACTACCGTTAGATGCCTTGAATATCTCAGGCTTACCACCCTCACCCACTCGATACATAGAGCCAGCATTTACGGGCCCACCATTTTTACGAGCACCAGCAAGCGCAATCATAGCGGGAATAGCTGTTGCCATTGCAGCCATACCCCATGTGGCGGCAGAGCCCATCGTGGCAATACTGGTTGTCGCTGCTGCCGGAGCCATAGCATTTGTAATTGCTGCGCCAGTGGTTGTAGCCTCCGCTATAGCTTGTGCATTGGAAGCCTTACGCATGGCACTTTCAGTAACCATATTCTTAACCTGTTGCATACCCATTTGAACCAGAGCGCCAACGGCTTGGTCTACAATGGTTAATGCGACATTACGGAAAGCATCATTAAGGGATTGTGTGCCTGTTAATAGCCCCGTGAGTACGTTAGTAGAGCGTTGTCCTAATGCGTCCAACCCATCAGCTAAGAATTGATTAGCTTGACTTTGATTACGCCATATCTCCCATTGAGCATTTAACCGGTCTTGCTCATATTGAGTATTAGCGGCATTCATTAACTCTAAGCCACGCTGAGTAATAGCGCCTTTTTCTGTTTCGAATTGGCGGATCATCTCAAGTTTCTTAGCGTGTTCGTTAGCCAGTGCTTGAATCGGGTCATATTGCCCTTTGGCTTCAGTTATTGGGTCAATAACCGCATTTATTTTTATTTCAGCCATTCCAGCATCAAATGCCTTCATTGCTTTATTGCCTAACGCCTTAAACGTTTCTTCATCAATGAAATCATTATCAAACATGCGTTTAAGCTCTTCAGACTCTTGTCTAAATACTCTTGCAAGTTTTAACTCCGGTGTGATTTCTTGTGACTTAATAAAGTCATCGACTTTTTGTTTGAGGTCAAAAACTTCGGCGGCTTCTTTAGCAATAGCTTTCTTTTGCTTATCTGTCGCATCAGCACCCAGACTTTGAACAGCATTAAAAATAGCCATCTCTCTATTTACGTTAGCTGCGCCAGAACTCAATAATTCAAATTCTTTTCTTAACGCCTCAGTCTGTTGTTGTTGTTTTTTAATGGCATCGTCAATGCGTTTAGCTTCGTTATTTCCTGATTTTGATTTCTTGTTTTGATTTGTTAACTTTTCCCTAGCCTCGGTTTCTTCTTTAATTAATTGTATATAACGCTTTACCTGTCCCTCATCAGTCATGCCCATTTTGGCGGCCATGACGCTTGCACGATACTCTATCGCCGCATCTTTGCCATCCTTCATCTCTATTTTTAATGCAGTAACATTATTTTCAAGGTATTGTAGCATCACTTCAAAGTTATTTGATAACTTCGCTTCTAATGCTGTTCTGAGGTTCGAAATAGCAATTTCTGCTTCCTCTGGAGGTACTTTTGCATCCTCAAGTGATTTAGCAAGATTGTCTATCTGGGTTTCTATATCAGCAATAACCGGAGAGCCTAGCTCTAATGTTCTCAACAATAATTCGTTAGCTTCACGAACTCCGCCAACGGATTTTAGATATAAAGCATTAGCTTCTATTTGTTCGTCGGTTTTACCTGTCCTTTCTTTTTCTGTCTTGTTTAATAATTCCAGTGTTCGGGAATAGTGCTTGTTTTCTTGTGTTAGATCTACTAACTTACCCTCTAACTCGCTAAGTTTTTGTTTTGCTTCATCTACATCTTGCACATCCTCCCAAACTCTACCGCTACCATCCTTGATACTTTGAATTATTGAACGTATATATGTTATTTTCTTTTCTAAAGAGTCAATTTCTTTCGTGTTTTCATTAATAACTGACCTTGCTTTTGATGCGGCAGCAGCAGCTTGTTTAGCGTTAAGCTCATCTAGTTTATTGATAGCTTCGTCAATTTTTGACTTATAATCATCAATAGATGAATTGTTGCTCATTGATTGATAAAGCGCATACACCCCTGCTGCGGCTAACATAAACAATCCAGTAGGACCACCCAATAATGCCATTGCGCTTTTCAATCCATTCATGGCAACACTTTGTGCCTGTGTGGCTAGCGTTACTTTTGCTGACGCTGCGGCAACTGCCTCATTTGCTGACTTTAAGGTTGCTTTACCTTTCTGCTCTAGCGCTATTGCTGCGTTTAATCGTTTAGTTGCAAGCGCTTCTGCCTCTTTTGCTGCTGCAATACGAGCCTCTATTGCGGCTATTTCTTTACCAGTAACTGACAACTGTGTCTTTATTTTGTTTTCGGTGGCGTAAAGTGCATTTTTTGCTTTAGTTACCGCCATTAAATTCTTTTCGCTAGCCGTCATCTGGTAGTTTTCTTCTGCATCTTTAACCATCAAAATTTGACGCTGACGAAGTGCCTCCAGATCCTTCATTTTTGCATCTGTAGAGCGCTCTATTTCAGTAATAGTGCTTTTTTCAGCACTAACTGAGGCTAACTTGCTTTGAGCTTCCTCTTTTGCTGCTTTTGCATTTAATACTTGCTGAGATGCCGCGGCTTGAAGTGCTTCTGCTTCTTTTTGCGCTGATTTAGCGTGTTCTAATTCTGCTTGAGTGGCTAGGATCGCGGCTTTTGTGTGCTGAACAAGTTGACTTGTTGCGCTACCAACATTGCTAACATAGCCAGCGCCAAATGTTCCTGATACGGTACTTAAGACGCCAGCAAATCTATTGTTCACCTGAGTCGCTTTCTCTGTTTTTGCTGACTGAGCGCCAATACTGCCAGCTAACTCAGACATTTTTCTGGATAGCTTGTTTATCTCTGGCATTTTTAAAGAGGAACCAACATTAGCGGCCGTTCTATCTAGCTTATTAAGCGCTTCTGTGGTTTTTTTTGTTGAGTTATTCATCTCCTCTAGGGATTTGCTTACTTCCTTTTCACCTTGTAATAAAGGCTTTATATCCATTGATACTTGGTAAACAATACCGCCAACTTTTTGTTCTGACATTTTAAGTCTCCTAAAAAAAGAAAACCCTGCCAAAATGACAGGGTCTTATGCACAAAATATGAAATCTTTATTTGTGTGAATCATATATTTTATCAAGCACGCTTTTAGCTATATTAAAGTTATTAATATTTATGATTTCATCTACTGATTTATTATTCCTGTATGGATAATACCTTATTGTTACTTTTGGGTTATGATTAAGCCTTTTAATTATATCTGTAGCCTTTTCTCCATAATATATCCCACCTAATTCGGATTCGATTGGCTTATCTTTATCAAATCTAATTAGCGATCTTGATGATTTTAATACCCCATTACCAACATACACTTGATACCCATCAGTATCTTTTGTCACGGTTATATTATTGGCCGACAAATAACAATAATACTCATCTGTCATCGCGTCGCTTTTACACCCAAAAGACCATAGTCCATTACTGCCATCAATTCTTCCAGAACCATCCTCATGATACACACCTATGTTATGTCCTTCTATATTAAAATGTTCCTTTGGTTTAATCACGTATGCAGTATCATCTCTATTTTTCCATATACTGCACTCCAAATAACTGTTTGGCATTAATTTATGAGTAGAAAATATAGATTCACTAATAATTACTTCTCTAGGCTTTATTTTTGAGTATGTTAATTTTGTAAATTCTTTACATCCCAACGCTCTTACTTCAGGGATATCATCCATCCATGACACTTCACTTTTTTCAACCACTATTGCCTTAGCTGAAGGCATAAATAATATTAGCAAAGATACTGTTAATGTTACCTTCCTCACAACACCATCCTCGTTAGTTAATTTGTTATTAGTTTAGCTGTTTGTGGTGCAAAGAAAAGCAAAAAGCCTCAGTTAAGAGGCGTGGCGTGTGATCTCAAACAAGCCGTCCTTGGCTTGGGTGATTAAGCTACTTCTTTGAATTCCTTGTCATGAGTAAATAATCCATCCCAGTTCTTTTTCATTGGTAGTTCACCAGCAAGATAGAGATCATAAAGGCGTTTAGCACCTTTCTTTAATAAAACTGGTTGATACTTAATAAAAGGCTCGTGACCATGTGGATTAATTTCACTCTGGTTTTCTGTCATGTATTTATCACGAGCGTATGAAGCAACACGCCAGCGAATATTTTTACCTGACCTGCTTTCGTTAAATAACCAGTTGCGTTCAGCTAACCACATTTGAACTTGTTGAGTATTTACACCGTTAAGCATTTTACAAAATTGAGTCGGTGTCATGCCTTCTTTGAACAAGTTAGACATACACTCGACTTTATTTGTTAGCTCTTTATTTGATGATTCAAGCGCTAATACTTTTTCAGTGTAATTTAATAAAGCAGAACGCAAGAATTCAGGGTCATTAAGTGCAACAATTGGTGTTGCTTTCCCTGACTCAAGCTCCCTCCAGCGTTTTGATACTTTATGGCGCAATGGAACACTGTATCCAGTCATTAACGTCATTGTAAGATCTTGGTCTAATCCTATTTCATCAATAACAGAACGACCCTTGTAATTTTTACGCTTAATAAAAAACTCTTTAGAAACATAATCATCCGTTTTTGGATAATTAAAATCTAGTTCCATAAACATTTTCTCAATGTCACGAACTACGTGATGGTGAGCCTTTCCTGTTAATTCTGCAATCTCACGACTTGACATAGTGACATTTGTTTCATGTGATGCTAAAGTTAAATCGTTCATTGAAACATTTCCTTTTTGGTTTTGTTTGGGATTAGCCAGCAGTTCGCACCTGTTGGCTTTTCTGTTTTTAGTGCCTATCAATGTGTTAATCTCCTAACTTGTTTTGTCTTAGCTATTCCTTTCATGTGTTGTGAGTACATTAAAAACATACTCATTGTTGAATTAAGACGTTTCGCCATTTTCGGATCAAAGTTCTCAATATCCTTTCTAGCTTCATCCCATGTTGTACAAATCAGACTTAATCTTGCTAATAATCCGTTTGCACTTACCGAACTATCTTTTTCTATTGGTAAGTCTTTCTTGTCAGCTACTTCTCTATCCAGAATATCCAGCACCCATTTACGGAACTCTTTAGCTACTGGAGTGGATGCGAACATTGCGATCAGGTGTGCGCCACGAAGTGAGTAAACTCTGACCAATTTATTACGTAAGCTATTGTTTATCCCGTTGAACGTCATATTGACGGTCATTGTCATAGAGTCCGTAAACTCATCTGAATTACGTGAGTACAATTTACTTACACTATCAGTACGGCTATAACCTAATACCTGTGCAATTTCAGTTGATGTCAACCACACTTGCCCATTTTCAACGATAGGGTTGAATGTGAAGTTCTGGAAAGTAAGATCATTCTTGGTTATACTGTTCATGTCATTTATTCTCGCCCAAAGAGTTTATTTGATGTAAAGCCTCAGTTGTTCGTGCAACTGGGGTTTTTACTTTCTATCAATCCGTAAGCTTTCCTTAGTTGATAAATAATCTCCGTATTAAATTTTCTACACTCTAAATCCCCGTTAGCTTGAATTGCCTTGCACACATCCTCTGGGAATCTAATTTTCTTCTGATACATATCTTTTGCTTTTTGCATTATTTCATCCTTAATTCTTTGATGCCTCAATGTGGGGCAAAACCATTGTCACACCGTGCGTCATTGAAGTCAACCCCACAGTGGGGCATAATTTTGTAATTATTTTCATTACGAAAACTGGAATTCATCATGAGCAGAGAAGATCCGCAATTACGTATTAGGCTACCTATTGAATTAAAAGAAAAAATAGAGTTATCTGCTAAAGAAAACACTCGTTCTATGAATGCAGAAATAGTTCAAAGGCTGGAAATAAGTTTTCTTAATGAAGTCAACACTGATGAATTAATTTCAGCTAAAGATGTTGTTCAGATAGCTAAAAAAGCAAGAGAAGAGCTATCTGGTGTGATTCTTAAAAGAACATTTGCAGAGATAAACAAAAAGGCGCGCATTGGACACACTGAGTTTTGTGTTTCTCTTAGCGACTTAGAGCTAGAGATCCTTGATGAAGAGGATTTTTTCGCCATTCTAAGCCCTACATTTGAGCAGCTAAAAAAATTAGGCTACGAGGTTTCAGAAAGAACCATTGATAATAATGGCTTTTTGATTGGTATATCAGATAAAAACAACACACCAACTGATAAATAAGGATGTTTGATGAACACCTATACTGCACCAGCTCTAAATACGGATGCTTTTACATGCCCTCATTGCAACGCATTTGCACATATGAACTTTTCCACTTTGATTGATGGAAATCGATATACAGGCAGAAAATATTTCGATGATGCTCTAATATCTGTATGCGTAAGATGCAAGCAGATAGCAATGTGGAGTATCACCAATTCCAGAACAGACCAAGAAGGGAATATTTATTATCAAGGAAGCATGGTTTATCCATTCGCGATTCGAGCGCCCCAGCCATCTGACGATATGCCTGATGAGATTAAAAAAGATTACCTTGAAGCTGCTAGCATCTACCAGAAGTCTCCACGTGGCGCCGTAGCCCTTCTCCGCTTAGGATTACAGAAACTTTGTATGCATCTTGGCGGTGAAGGTAAAAACATCAATGCCGATTTAGCTAAATTAGCCGAAGATGAACTGGTATCGAAAAAGCTAATCAGATCCGCCGATATCATTCGCATCGTTGGCAACAATGCCGTTCACCCTGGTACTATCAGCGATGATGATTTTGATGATGTCTCATTTAAGCTTTTCGCACTCATCAATATGATTGTTCAGCAAGGCATCACCGAACCAAAAGAAGTTGATAATATGTTCGGGTCGCTACCAGAAGGCCCACGCCAAGCAGCAGAAAATAGAGACAAACCTAAAAACTAACCACCCAGCCAAGTACGAGCTAGATAGCGGTAAAATATTTTTACCGCTCAATATTTGAATACAAAATTTTTGTGGCTCCGTTATTCTAATTTAGAATAATCAAATAATATCAATAAGCCATGAGATTCAGGCAACAAAAAACCCACCGGAGTGGGTTAGTTTTCATCTACTTCAGATTTATTCTTGGGGGAGTTTTTCGGCTTTAATAATGATTGCTGACTTAATTTCATCGCCCAGTGCTTTAGCGTTTATGGTTAGTTTGATTGGCTCCCTGTCCCACTCACCTTGCTGAATAATCTCTTTATTTTCTTTTTCATCTAAAAACACATCCTGAACTACACAACTAACTAGCTCACCAGTGGTTACATTTTTCACTGTAACCTTGAATGGCGCAGGATCGCCTGGCTCAACCTTAACAACCTTATATATGCCATCAATTCTTCTTTCGGCGTAAGTTTTACGTTTTGTAGAAGTTAGCTCTTTAGTTAACTCAGCATCCAAAACAACACCATCGAACTCGATAGTGTCAGCTTTATTCAAGTTCTTTAATAAATTACCTTTAGACTCAGTGGCTATTTCATTTTGCTGCTTAAGTTGAGGTATGGACTCGATAACACCTGTAACAAGTTCCATTCGTTTAGTCTCTTGCTCAGACATAAACCTAATCGACTCTAGCGTCTGCTTTTCGCCTTCTTTGCTTATTTCAGCAAGTTTTATTTCTCGCATGGTATCTAGGTAATACTTATAAGAAGAAGACGCTCCCCAGATAAATGCAGCGCTTATCACTGTTATTGCTATCTGTTTTCCTGTCATTTTCTTAATTACCGATTTTTTAAGTGATTCTAAAAAACCACCAATGTTTATCTCAATTATGGATGAGCCTTCATCAATAGTTATAACCAACTCTATCGATTCTAACTCTTTTTTCGATAAACGCTTGTTTTGATCACCATATTTGAAAGCGGCGTATGCTTTATTGATATGCGCCTGCATGTCAATAAAACCTTTCATTACGGATGGTGTAATACTTTTATTGAACTTATTACCCGTAAGTCTAAAGGTTAAGTTTGGCCAGCCTTCAAATGTTACGTTTTCTGGAATCTCATGACCTTCAGCGTACTGCGCAACCAATCTGAAAACATCATCTTCCGAATTGATGGTTATAGTATCTTCTTTCAAACCCATCCCCTAAGCATTTTATGTTGTTTTATTTGTACGCAAATAGGTTAATCGATATAAAATAATCACCACCTACTGCGTTCTCTGCTTCGACACCGATACTACTCATTGATTTTATGACCATAATATCAATATTGCTTATGGATGGTTATCTGGTAATTTGATCAGTGATGAGTGTTAAAAGGAAAGCTTAGCGCTTTCAGAAAACGAATAAAGGACCAAACGTCATCAGGTTAGTAGCAGCCCCATTTACTTTGTACGGATATTTGACTTAATTAAATTCACGTCTAATATTTGTTCTGCTCAATAACGAGCATTACAAGGAGTTTTTATTATGGGTAAAAAACCCGGTGAAAACACAGGTAAAGATGGCGGTATCTATCGAGAAGTTGGACCTCGTGGCGGTTTAAAAAACAATTATGCCACAGTGAGAGACAACGAAAAGCTACCACCAACAACGCAATCAGGCAACACATGGGTTCTTGAAAAAAGAACACCAAACAGTAAGCGTCCTTAACCTGTTGTAATAATTAAAGCCGGCCTACGTCGGCTTTTTTGGGTTTAACACAGAAATCCACCATCCTACTAATAAGATGGCAAAATGTTTCATTCGCGGCTCCTGTTTCAACGCTCACACCGACGCGGTGACAAATGTCGAACGCTATATGTGCGCATTCGTGAACTAGAGTAGATAATTTACCGTTAAACACACCAATAATATGGAGTACACACTGAGTGTTAGTAACTGTATGACTTGCCCCATTAACAAAACTATCCCCACCATCAATGCCTAGTTTTTCATGTAGAGAGCGCCAATCATCCCAAGATCCACAATAGATAATATATCCAGATTCAAATAAAGGTACCGTCATATGTCGATACTGCCTTAGGATTTTATTCATATTCCTACCTTTGCTATAAGATATCTCAGGCCTAATAATTGGTTACTTTCTCTTCCTACTCACCAGCCGGCGCTTACCGCTGATCAGCTCATCATTACGCTTATCATCTTGCTTCATGATGTTGTCATATTCTTCTTTTGTGAAGCCTTTCTCATCAGGGTATTTAGCTTTGAGCATCATCTGAAATTCAGTCATGGTTAGCCGTTCGGCTCCCTCTCGATTCATACCAAAATGAGCACGAGCAGAGCTGATGTAGTCAATTGCCATAAACTCATCTGAGAATTCATTTTTGCCTTCGTTACGTTGAAGTTTGCGGATCTTCGCTTTACCGATAATTCCGTGAGTGAATAATTCTCGAGCAATGACGATAATGTCAGCGATTGGCATCTTGCCGTTTTTATAGACAATGCCACGTTTACCTGACTTCCACTCGCCAATGATTTCAGAACAATCATCATCACAACACGCCTGCATCACTATCATTGCAGTTTGTAGGATATTGCGTCCATATGTCGGCTTGCTAATCGCTTTTATTAACCACTCAGGAATAACCCTGTAGCTCATTACGGCGCGTGCAATTAACTCTTGCACCTCAGCACCATTTAATTGACCGTAGGCTTTTACGATCTGTTTAGGCTCACCTATTTTTGTCATATTGATGAACGATGGTCTAAATAAGTAATCATTTTTATCAGTAGAGATAACCATCTCCCCGATTTCTAAAATAGGCGTCATAATCCCTCCTGAATATTATCAAGGGCACTCGAAAGCGCCCTTTGTAATATTAAGCAGCGGTAACAGTGACCACGCATTTTGCTGTTTTACTACCATCTTCAGATGTGACAGTGATATTTGCAGTACCTTCAGCAACACCACGCACAGTGACTACATTCACAAGCTGAGTAACTGTTGCAAAGTTCGGCTTATCGCTCACAGCAGTATAGTTTTTGTTCGTCGCATCGGTTGGGGTAAATTTGACAGTAAATGTCTTGGTTTCACCCACTTTTACAGACAGGGTGGATGGCTCAACGGCAACGCTTTCAACAACGATTTCTTCTTGTAGCCATTCAACGGTGTCTGAGTCATAGACTTTCAATTCACCTGAATAAGTGGAAATTTCTTTTGTTGGAAACTCCATTGACCATGATGTGAATGTCATGTACCCCTGAATAACATCACTACCGTCGCCTTTCATGTCGAGCTGAACCCAATATTTTGGTTGGCGACTTGCTTTGATTTCATCAAGGATTTCTTTGGCAATATCAAACACGGAAGTAGAACCGGTTACGCCAGCTTTCTTTAGTTCACCATCAAAACTAATCGTAAAGTCAGCGCCAGTAACAATTGACTCAGTTAAGCCTTTAGTGTCATCAGCATTAGATGTCACTGTCTCCATGCCGAAATCGAATGACTTGCTTGTTAATGCACCTAAGCGTAAGAACTGATCTTGTGCTGGTACTTGGTCAGGACAGCCTTTTGCAATGCGCAGAATACCTGCGTTACCCATCACCAACCCTTTTTTGTCAGGACATTGTGACATGTTATAACCTCTTTATTTGCAAATAAAAAAGGCCGCATAAGCGACCTGTTGAGATGTGTTTAATTTAAGATGTACAGCGGAAAGAAAGCGGGATAATAAACCTACCTTCTGTCGTTTGAATTGGATTAACAAAACCAGATGTATTGATAATAAAGCCAATGTTATGACTTCTAGAGTGACATCTTACATACTCTAGTATTTCGTTAGCTCTCTGAACAATAAACTCAATCCACGCCTTGCCAGATATGAGTGAAACGGTGAAGAAATCATCGCCACTTAAATCATCAATACGACCAGTTCCATTTAGTTGCTGAAATACGATATATGAATCTGAATCATTACCTTCTTTTTCATTCCAAATATAATCCTGCTGAATGAAGCCATCAGATAACCCTGATTCAGAAAAATAGTTTTTCAGTCTCTCAAAGGTCGTCATATTTTAAATTCCTCAGCAACAGCCTGATCAATCATTTGCTTCGTTTCCTCAAATCCCTTCAGGAGGAATTCTTTCTTAGCAGTAGGTCTGCGGAAAGTTTGTTTAACATTAGGATCATGAACAAAAACAGCATACGAAGCAGAATAACCAACGCGACCAGTAAATAGAGTACCTTTTACTTTTACATCTCTAAATTGTGAATTAATGAGCGTTTTAGTGTCAATTGGCGTGTATACAGCAGCTTGCCTGCCACCAATATCTAGCGCTCTATGCATGGCTCGAGCTATCTTCTTTGATGCTATGCTTCCAACCAGAGAGTTTAAGTTAGATATCGCATTACTTATTCCTTTTACTTTTGCCCCCATAGTTACACCGCCGTTGTTAGTGTGTAATCATCTAGACCGCCATTAATATCACGGTCTCTATCGATAGACTTAATCCTACTAGCACCATGCAAAAATGGCTCTCTGTCTTCATACTTACCGATGGCGATATAGTCTTCTTGAGAAGCTTCGCTATACTCAGTCCAAATGACATTCTTAATAATTATTTCAGTACCAATAGTTTTACTACCATCTTTAAAGCTACTTCCGTAATCACACCGGATATGGATTGGCTCTGAAAATATAGGCTTCCCGTATTTATCTTTCCCCTCAACTTTCCAGATGGTTGCCCACCCTTTGCAAAATCGTCGCAGGATTTTCCCCATATCACCCCCGAACTACATCAAACTGAATGACACCTACGAGGCGTTCAATAGGAAGGCTATTAGTACATCCATTGGTATCTAGGGAAGACAGCATTTTTAGCAACGTTTTTCTGCCATCAGAAAAATACTGATATGAAACAGAAGCGCCAGAAGGTGCGTGCTCTGACGCGATTTTACGAACATCAGCAGATGATAATATAAGGATAACCGAATACAGTTTAATTAAAGCAATTACCGCATCTGAATACCCTGCGCTATCAAGGCAAGTATCAATAGTGTCCACTATAGATATAGCAGAGTTTATGACAAGACTTGTTGCCTCAAACCCCATCACCTCTAATTGCTCATTAACTTGCTCAACCGTAATCGCAATAGACATGCTCACTCCTCATGGATAAATAAGGGGCGGCGGCCCCTCACGTTACCCACCAACGCTAGTATCTTTGCCAAATGAAACCATAACACCAGCAGTATCTTTAATATCCGTAGCAATTTGCTTCCAGTTAGCTACCGCGGCAATCTGTTCGTTAGTTGGGGATTTGATGCTATCTTTGCTCCACTGGTAACCACGCAAACCAATAGTAAAGTCGTACTCACCTTGCATTAGTGCCTTAATATTTTCTTGCCCTAATACATCCTGAGCCTTCATGATTAGTGGTGATGTTTGAACCGCAGCAGCACCAGTCACTAAACCTAGCGAATGTTGTTTGTCTGCATCTGATAAAGCTGGAATATCAGAGATAACAAAACGACGGCCAAGGTTATCTTGTTTAATGGCGACGTTGCCAATTTGGAATAGGTTATTTGCGTTGGTTAATGTCTCATCCATAAAGTCGTTGAATGTTGCACCATCCATCAACCAAGCAACAATACGCGAATATGCATCACCGAATGGACGTGTTGCTTTATTTAAACCTCTTAATGATGGTGTTTCACCTCCAACAGTAACGGCTGTTTTATTACCAGAAATAGCTGCTTTTAATGCCGCGCCAGTAGTATTCAGGTAATCTTGTAACATGGCTTCTGCTGATTGAGCAGCAACTACCGCAGCCGCTTCTGATACGTCCTTACCTAGTCGCTTCATCATTGTCGGGGTAACTGAGACAGGGCCAATACGACCATCAATCTTAATCATACGGTCAAGGATTTGCCCCAATTCTTGTGGCGTTAGATTACCTGAACCATATGCATTGCGTCGCTGAGCCAGACCACCAAGCAACTGCCATGATGTTTGCTCAATGTAATCACCGATATGATCACCATCGCCAATAACTAAAGCACCACCAGATGCTTCGTTAAATTGACGGACAGCCTGAGCAACCAACTCTGTTGCCGCTAGAGACACTTGTTTTTGAAAAATATATAAAGACATATAAATTAATCCTCTTGGATATTAGCAATGATTTCACGTGCGCTGTCCACTAACGGATTCGCGCTTTTGGGTTTTTCACTGCCTCCGACTGGTGATTTCCCTTTACCGCCTTCCCCTCCGGTTCCGGTGGCTTTACTACCAATAATTACTGGAGCAAATAACGGGTTACTACGAAATTCTTTTTCTAAATCATCAATGGTAAATGCAGAAGGATGACCGTTAGCATCAACCACTCGCGTTTTACCGTCTTCTACTGATAATCGAGATTTAATGTGTGGCATGATTAACGGAGCAGCGTCACCAGCAAGCTTTGTAGCCACAGTTTGAGCAACGTTATCAACTAATAGCGTATGTAGACTCGCGTCTTTCTCCTGCAGCTGTGCTAATAACTCGTTTTCACGCGTCTTTAACTTTTCAGCCCAGCTTTTTTCTAGTGATTCGATATCGCCATTTTTACGCGCTTGATCTTCTGCTGCTTTTTTTGCAGCCTCTTCAGCTTGCCGGCGTTTCTCCTGCTCTGATTTTTTCTCAGAAAGTAATTCATCAACTTTCTTTTGAAGACCTGACACATCTGGAATTTCTGGCATACCTTCGATTTGAAGTTGGTAATTACCACCAGACTCTTTGTAAAGAGCCTTTTGCTCATCAGTTAATGCGTCAAATTCTTCTTTCGTTAATAAATATTTAAACATCGTAAAACCTCTGGTTTAGATGGTGCAGTCTCTAACTGCGGATAATAAAAAACCCACTCAGTGGTGGGTTTGTGTTATTTCAATTCAATTCCTGCTCGCTCAAACGCTTTAGGCGCAAACTTTTGCATATCTTTAAGTGTCATTGGTTTAAAGTTTTTATGTAACTGCAACTGTGCGAATCGCTCTGGAGATAAACCACCATCACGAAACAACTTCCCTCTAGTCGGACCCAATATTAAATCCTGTCTTTTGGCCGGTTGCCTAGATAGCCATTCATAATAGCTTTCTTCTCCCCATTCAGATCTTCCTATTGGTTTAGTTATTATCAAATTAGCAAATTTATCATTAAGTATTGGCAATCGCTGACTTCGGCAGTTTGGGTGTAATGGTGGCATTGGGCCAGCCCCAACAGGATATCGGTTTCCTGATAAAGCCCTACACGTCGATGATGTTTTGTTGTCCAGTATTGCGCTGAATTCTTCCTCTTTAATTAAATCGTCATTCTCCTTATAAAATTCCTGAGCCGCACATGTATGAGCATGCTGAATTGCCGTATTTGCAATTGTTCTGTAGTTGTAAGTAATTCGAGATATCGTCGATGTAGAGACCTGTGTTTTATCAATTGCAGCCCCATTAATAGTGGACTGTAGAACTTGAATGTTACTTTGAGCAGCCATAGCCAAAACAGTCTGATTCTCTACTTGCTGGATAGAGCTAGTCACCCAAGATGATATAAATTTCTTGAGAAATAAAGAGCCGCCCCAAGCGGTTAATATCAGCGGCACATTTAAAATGGCTTTTTTAACTTTCTCAGCATCAGGCTTGCTTACTTCATTTGTTACTATCTGCGATAAGCTATCAACTTCAAGTTGGCTTGACTCAACACCGATATCGAGAACAGATTGCAGTAAATGCTCAGAGTAACTGGTCAGAACTGGTGATAGCTCTCGCTTTAACTCAGCAATTATGGCGTTTAGTTTTGACCTCGATGTTATCTGACCTGAGAAATTAGCTAACGCCTTAGCAACAGCCGCCCTTAGCTCTCTTTGCATTTCCTCTCTATCAACAATGCCAGCTTTGAGTCGTTCTAGGAGAATTTGGATCATCATTGAATTATCTAACATCAACTGCGATTGCATATTCACCTCTACATCATTGAGTTAGCTCGCGATAATTCTATCTCTTCGATAACATCCTCAGCTTTCTCATCTTGAGGGATGATATTGATACTTTGCAGGTACTTAACAAAATCAATCAATCGCATAGCCCCAGATTGGAGAGAAGCAAGGAGAGCTGTGATTGCTTGCGAATCCAGTTGAGCAATATCGTAAACTTTGTTTATCTCAATAGTTGCCTCACCACTCCCCTCAAACTGAATGCAGAAATTAAGTGCTCGGTTAACGGCCTTTTCGACGTTTCCTGAACACAACGAAAGCACTGAATTATCTGTTTGAGCCTCATCCTGTGCCTGAGTCGCTGTTCTTGCTGATGTCCCGCGTTCAACTAGCTTAGCTCCTAGCATTGCCATCTGCTTTTCTCTGCGCTCAGCTAGGTTTATTTGAATGTTTCTGTCTTCTGGCTGCGCAAATTTCATATCACCACCCTGTGGCAGCAACACCCCTTTGCGTGAACCAACAGTAAACCCTTCAGACACGTGTCTTTCAACCCAATCATCAGTAAGGCCAGTTAGTGCAATCATCGGCTGACCGACAGTATGTGCAGACTCTGCGATATCAGCCTCAACTTGATAATGTTTGATATTTAAGTACGCAATATCTGCAAGAGGAGGAGCATCAGGGGTGTGATCATTGTTCATTGAACCAATCCATGACCACGGCAACTCCCTTAATGGAATGCCGTGTGCATCCTTTAATACAACCCACTCTGTAACTTTTATATCTCCATCTTCATACCAGCGACGAGAGCAAGCTACATTGTTAACAAGCCTTAATTCAATCCAGTTATTCTGCATTTGCAGTTCAAAATCATCTGTATCTACTGGCTCCTGATATTTGAGGACAACGAGGGATGTTTTCCCGTTCGTTACACGCCAATTGATAATTTCTTTTGCTGTAAACAACCGAATATAGGAGCGACCTTTATTAGCCTCTGACTGAATACCTGAACCACTAAAATCACTTAATAAACCTGCTCGACCACGCTGTAAGTTTTGCGATAACGCATCCCTTATCATTTGAGTAAGTGGCTGACCTTGACCGTCAATATCAGTTTCTAAATACTCAACATCACCACTAATACTAATCTTTACTGGCTTACTGAAAGCAATACCAAGTAAACCACTAAGTGTCCTACCCGTGGCATTCAGAAAGGATGCTCTAGCTAAATAGCGCTTATAACGCTCATTACCCTTATCATCTTCATCTTTGTTATCTGCCGGATGAGGGAGGTATTTCTCTTTCTTGCTTTTAACAACTCGTTCGCCATCAACACAATCGCCAACCATGTCCCATTCAGGCAAAAACTCATTGTAAGCTGGATGCTTGTAATCAACGTTTGTATTCATGTTAGTTCCAGTTAAATTCTATTTTCTTAGTCAACCGTTTAGTATTTCTTCGACTCACTGCAAAATATCTAAATCCATCAGCATCATGTGACGTGTAATCGTGAAGCGGTTTATCTTTCCAACAGCCTCGCTTGTCATCCCACTCTTTACGATAAGCTTCTAGATGAGCAATGCCTTCACTACATTTATGCTCATCAAACACGCAAAGTGGCAGAATTTCACGTACTGCCTCGATACCTTCATCAACTGAAAGCTTCGGCACTACTTCAAATCGGATTGAGTAAATTTGTCCGTCGATTTCGTACCCCTCACGCGCTAATTCACGCCGAGATTTCGCATCCGAGCCAAACTCACGGTTATCGATATCATGAGGGCCATTGTGACTTGCATATGTGTAGCCTTTGTCTTTCAGTACTTTCATGTAGTGCCGTAGACCTTCACCACTGTTTGAGTAGTGGTCTATAATGTGGAACTCCTCGCCCACTTCACGAATAAACCAAATTGACGTTGAGTCACCCACACCAATATCCCAGTACGTGTGAACCGGTAAGTGCGAGTTATCAGGAAGTGTGCCAATGCGTTTATTTTCGTACAGGAAGCGGAACTGCTTGGCGTAGTAAGCGCCTTCAACCGATTGTTGGAATGCCTCAGACGGTATTGACGGGTATTCCCGTTTCATATCGTCGCCAAGCGTTTTCTCTTTGGCGTAATACCATGCTTTCTGGCGCTCGTTTAATTGAACACCATGTTTGCTGGCTATCTCATCAAAGTAATCAACTAACCGCTGGGGTAATGGCTCAACAGGGTTAATGGCATACTCTGGATTCTTCCACCATGAGAAGAAAAAGAACTTCCAGTCTAGGTTAGAGAGAGTCTTATTCTGAATTTGCGCTTTCTCAGCAGACTGGCAATAATCGAAGAAATAACCTGCTCGACCCTCCGCTGTGCTTTCAATCGTCGTAAAACAATCGCTTGATACCGCCTCAAATGCGCCAGTGACAATCTCACGGGCTTTCTCTGGATACTTAGCACATATCTTACCGAACTCAGAAACGTGCAAATAACGGAGTGTACCGCCACGAAATGACGTGCTGATATAAAGCGAGCCGCCTTTGCTAAACACCAACTCACCAACCGCATCATTACTCGCTGGGTTAGCCGCTTTGATTTCATCGGGTAGCTTGTCATAGGCATACTTTATCTTTTCCCTGAATAGTCGCTTAGCATCGTTAAGTGTGTGGGCTATCAATGCACATTTAGCCGCCTCAAATAACGCTGCGTCTAATTGGATAATGCAGACTTCTGTAGTAAAGCCAAGCTGACGAGCTTTCAGGATAATGTTTCGCGTGTGCATCCCTTCAAAATATTCGAGTTGCTCAGGCGTCATTTTAAATCGAACTGGCTTACCTTCTTTGTTTGTGATCCAGTAGAGGTGATTCAATCGCCAGAGCTTATCTCTTAATAATGCAAGATGTTCTGGCCTCATGATTATTCCTTAGATAAGTCGTCCATTAGTTCTGATAGCTGACTAGCTGTCTTATTCGGCTGAACATCATCAAGGCCGTATGCTTGACGCTCAAGCCCAACCAAGTTTTTGAGTGTTTCACTTAATGCTTTGGCTGACTTAACGCGCTCAGGGAGAGATATGATTGAATGATAAATTTCATTGAGTTTATCGCGTCCGTTATCATCAGGACTAAACATTAACTCGCCAAGTTTTCTTAAGGCTGGCACATCAGCACATTCAGCAGATAGTTCATCAAATAAGTTGTTGGTTAATTCTCTAGCCCTTCGAATATCGCCTCTATGCTCCATGCGGACATTAGCGATAACCTCGGCATTAGCCTCAATAAGTTGCCGTTCTGAAATAGCCTTTTCGGTGGCAACCAGACTGGCAACCTCCCTTTTGGCAACCAAGTTTTCAGCCCTAGCCTTAACCTTTGCCTTTAAATCTCGCTCCCATCCTTCTTTCTTGGCACGCTTACTTATCGCCTGATGGGTTATCTCGTATTGAGAGGCTATTTCCCTTATGGACATCACGCCAGCTCGGTAAGCCGACTCGATGGCCTCCCAATCTGGTCTTTTAGCCATATCCATTCCTTAAATAAAAAAGGCCGCTAGGGCCTATTTGGTTTTCTGTTTGTTGACTAACTTGCCTAACTCGCGCTCGACGATTTCAGCAACTATTCTCCCATCATCAACTCTTCCACAGTGTAAGTATTCAAGTGATTGCTGTAATTGACGATAGAGAATGGATAAGTTTGCTTTTTCTTGTTTGGTCATACTTTCTCCTTAGCGAACTTACTCGCCCACACTTTGGCAATATGTAAGCAGTCGTCAAACATTCGCCCTTTTCTACTTGCTTGAGAGCTTCGGCGATAATGATCTACCGCCATGTAACTTGCTCTACGACAAACAGGTAAAGAAAAGCCGAGCTTTTTTAACTCGGCTAGTACGTTCTGCTCTATGAATTGTTCGTGGTTCATGCTGGCTCTTCTCCATCTGGAAATTCGCCCATATCAGGCAAGGTTAATTGTGATAGTTCTTTAATTGCCTTCTTCGCTTTGCGTATTTTCTTTAAGTGACGCTTGCGTAAATTCATTAAGTCACTACCTTTCCTGCCAAAGTTCTCGAACGACCAGTTATCGGCTGCTACTAATCTATTTTGCATCTCATTGATAGTCAGGGTTTTAAGCTCATTCATGTCAAGGTTTGCTAACCCTGTTTGTGGTTTTGACTCTTTTTCAGCTAGATCAAGTAACCATCGACGCAAGGATTTCGCTACATCTGTATTAGCTAACATTCCGATTAGATGTGCACCTCTAACAGAGAAGATCCTGACCTTTTTCTTACGTAAGTTGTTGTTTATTCCATTGGTCATTGTTTCAGTGACCATTGTCATATCATCAGAAAACTCGTCTTTGTTGGCGTTATATAGATTGGTTACTGACTTCTCATTTTTGTATTCGAGTAGCTTAGCCATCTGAGAGCTGGTAAACCAAATCTTATTATCACCATTATCAAATGGAGTAATTTCATTACCTTTGAAAACTAATGATTTGCTCATGGTGTAAATCCTTATAGAAAAGCGAACCTGTTCACCAGAAATAACCGCCCCACAGAAAACACCATTAACGGTTTTTCTCAGGTTCGACTTTCTGTAAGGTTCTGTGAGTGTTTTTAATTGCGCGGTGAATGCACAGAATGAAATGCGTAGAGTTCGCAGCTTAGCGATACACTGCCAAGCCACTTCTAGTCTGTTCCTAGCAGTCAAGATATGATCACTCTCCTTAATGGATAAACGACTTATCTAATTGCTGATATATATATTTACTTAAGCTATACTAAGTAATTATCACTATACTTTGATTAATATCCTGTTAGTTTGCCCATGCACCCATGCTGGGCTTTTTTTTATTCCATGCATTCTTGTTTGATATAATCCTGCAACCCTTTAATCATCTGTTCTGACTCTGCAATTCGCTCTCTGAGTAACCAATAATTTCGGATAGCGGTGTCAGTAGGTCGGGCGGTGGTTGCATAAGCCAAGCTGGTGGAGGGAGTGGTTTTGACTTTGGGACACTCGGCTTTGATGTACACCCGCTCTGGATGACGCTCACTAATATCACGCAAGTGACTAATTTCATTCTTAGCATTCGCTAGCTCCTGCGTATATTGAATATCCAGTTGGTTTAATCGCATTATGCGTGCTTGGTAATCAGTATTAATAGACTTCTGTTCTTCGAGAGCCACTGTCAGTTTTTTGTTGGTATCTATCAGTAAATTAATCCTGTTAGCTTGCCAGCTAATCATCCAATAGCTACCCACAATAATGCCTACCATCGCGATGATGGCATAGAGTTTCCCGTATTTCATGATTAGTACCGATGATGTGAGAGTGCAATCTGACAACGTTTTTCTAAACTAACGTGATCTTTAGTACATGAGTTATCAATCGAGAGATAAATGCCACCAGCGACTGTAATGAATAATGCAAGGATAAAGCCGATAATGACGATTAAAGGTTTCCATGACATAGTGCTGACTCCGCCTCTCGACGACTGACAAGCCCTCGCCAAACCTTTCCACCCGCATATACCCAACGTTTAATTTCTTCACAGGCACCCGTTCTATCACCTGCATTTAGTTTCTTGAGTAATGTTGAGCGAGCAAATGCGGTAGCACCCACATTAAAAGCAAAGGAATATAAAGCAGCTTTAGTGTAGTCATCGAGTGGTACTTTGATTAATGCATCGACTTGCTGTTGTGTCTTAATAAAATCGTTTTGTAATAACGCATCACATTCTTGTTGTGTGTATGTCTTACCTTGAATGATGTCGTTTCCAGTGTGGCCATAACAAACTGTTAGAACACCCGCCACATCACGATAAGGCTCATAACGTACACCTTCAAAATGGGCTATTACTACTAACGCGATGGCTGTTGCTCCTGCTGTTGTTATCACCGCTATTTTCTGTTTGAGAGACATTAAATATCCTTTGGCGCTTTCACCATTAATTCAGCAAGCTTTTTTAAGGTTTCGGTCGGGTTTTGTGGGTCAACATGACGAACAAGCTTTTCAAATAATTGAGTGCGTTTTCGTTGTTCTCGACGAGTCATAAAGTAAGTGGCTAAACCGAGAACCATGCTGAACGCCATCCCGATAACAAATCCCCATTCATATAACGAAAGACTGGCAAAAAAGGCCGTTAGGCCTGCTGTTCCATAAGTTACATTGGTTAATTTTTCCATACGCATAGTCACCCCCAGAGGAGTGTCCGTTGATGATTAGTGTGAAAGTGTTAAAAAAATTAGGCGGGGATTGATACTTTAAGTGCCTTTAATAAACCTTCAGGCAACTGTTCTTCCAGTGACGCATTAGAAACAATCACAAGACCATACATAGATATCCATGTATTCGTTTGTTGTAAGTGTCCTTGAATAAATTGCTTCGCTTTCTCTAACAAATAAACACAACTCTCTTGTGTGTTTTTGCGCCAATAGGATTCAATCGCCACCAGCAATGGAGCACCAGCATCACTAATTTTTTGCAAGCCGATTCGATATTGCTTTTTACCTGCGGAAGATGTCGTGCAAATTAATTGTGTCAGTTGTTGAGTTTCACCATCAGCCGTATGGATATTCGCCGTTAAAATGATGGAGGTATTCTTTTCACTGTCTGTTTCTGAGGCATAGTGAAGACTAAACTGTAATTCGCTTATCTCTTTTGACATAACATTTACCAATTTATTTAGTTAATAAGGTGCCGACTCACAGCTCTTGTGTGAACGTGATAACGAGGGTGATTGATTCTGTGGTCGGCATATACGAAAAAAGACCGCCTAAGCGATCTTTAAGAAATTTATAACAGATTAAGGTTGAACTTCCTTATCTACTCAGCATCATTTTCTTTAGTTAAACAATAACGCAAATTTTGTCTAATCGCTTCAATTGACCAGATCCAAAAAGCGGTTCCAACAAACTCAGAAATTAATGCTTGATAACCTGCTGTCCAAAGCCAGCCAGACAATCCTAGTAGAGGTACGACTAAACCATGAGCAAAAACAGAAACGCCAATACCAAAACAAATACCGTGTAATAATTTAACCTTTGGCAAGAATTCAGCAATAACACAATATGTCACAGCGATAACTATTGAGAATAATATATGAACACCATTACCGCCCCAATTAATACTATATCCCATCCAATGATAAGTCATAGTATCTATATTTAATCCAAGCTTTTCGAGTAAGACGACTGGCGGGGGTGTCGTTTCAAGTGTTCTCGGGGGAATTAGGTCTTCAAAACCAGATTTAACTAAAGCTGAAAAGATACCCGCTATAATACCAACATATATTGCTATACCAATATGCCTAGAACTTTTTTTCGTTAACTTAAACAAATCAATCATTATATATACTCGCTCTATAAATTGAATATTATGAGTATAGTAGAGATAAGAATACCTGTTTATTATTTTAATTATTAGTTAAACACTGCAGGTTTATTCTCATAGGATAACAATAAATT